GTTTCTCACCAGTAGCAAGACGTTCGCCGGCGCGACGTTCCTCACCACCGACGGCAAGGTGAACAGCGCCATCTTCGGACGGATCAAGCGCGTCCTCGCTGTGGACTTCGCCGACGTGATGGTCCAGGACCCGCAGCTCTTTCTCGACACCATCTTCCTCTACATCAACGACCTCGTCAACACGCACCACCAGGAGCGCACGATGAACCCGAACATGAGCGATCCGGTGGATTTTCGACTCGCGGGGCGGTAGAGCCCGGCCGGGCTAACCGTCCGATCCACAAGATCGGCACCCAGGTCTGCGACCCCAAAACGCTCGAGAAGAAGGAGTTTGTCTCAAACCGCGTCTTCACCTGCCAGTCCGGCAGCCAATTCTGGATCGGGGACGAGGTGTGCTTTCCCAAAGGCCCTCCCCCCGCCGTCCCAGAGTCCCCCGACGGCGTCTACCGCACAGTCTTCGGCCCTAGCGTCCCGCACAACGGCATCACTTATTGCAAGTGTAACGATTGTGTGAAGATCGCCATGCGCCGCATGACCAACTGCACCGACGCCAAGTCCGACACAGCGCTCGCGGACGACGCCGTGCGCGCCGCCAGCCAGGCGCACTTCACAACCGACCCCGCTCTCATCGAGATAATACGCGAACACGTCCGGCTGGGGCTGGAGTACCGCGATTATGAGAGCGCGACGCAATCCGCGATTGACCACGCGGGTGACGTCCACCCAAAGCGCTCCGTGCGCCTGCAAGCTCTCGCTGAGCTTCTCACCAGCGGCGACATCGGAGACGAGCTGTGGCTGAAGTCCGTGTGGTACAAGCTGAAGACCACGGAAATCGCGAAATTCGGCAAGTACCCGCGGATGATAGGAGACCTTGGCGTCGCCGCCAGCCTCCAGGGCTTCTTCGTCACCGCCCTCCTCAAACACGCCCAGGCTCAGTCGTCCCTGCAGCACCCTGGCATCACGATTCAGTTCGTGAAATCCCCTGAGCAGTCCGCCATGTCAGCCGCTTTCGCCGAGCTGATGGACCCCTCCACTCCCCGCTTCATGGTGCTCTTTTCCGACGACTCGAGCATCTCCATCCGGCACGCAGACGGCAGCGTCACGATGTACAACATGGACATCAAGTCGTGCGACGCCTCGCACACGCCCGCCATCTTCCAGTTGCTGCTGGACATCACCCCCGACGACATGAAGGATGAGATCCGCATCCTGATCGAACAGTGCAAGCTGCCGATCCGCGTGATCGACGTGAACGACAAGAGCAACGTCGTCCTGCTCTCCCCGTCCGGACCGCGCCTCTACTCCGGATCGACTCTGACAACCATCCTGAACAACCTCGCCAACTTCTGTATCGGCCTCGCGATCGCCAAATCTGGCGCACAAACTGAGGACGAGATCAAGCAAGCAGCGTTGTCGGTCGGGTACGGCGTCAGCCTCGAACTTTGTGAGACCTACCACAACCTCC